AATGTTCCTATTTGATTACCGTTTTGTGACCCTGAAACATCTACTCCTTTCATTCTCACGTGAACAACCCCATTTAACAACCTATACTGTGCGAAATTTATTAGTTTTGTTCCAGTCACAAGCGGTATATTCTGCCAACCTGTATCAAACATCAAATTTTGTTGCACGGTAGCCGTTGCGGTTGTCGTGGTCGTTGTGAATTTAGCAATCGCCATTTCGTTTACGAAGCCACCATTATTGAGATCATCTTGCGTTAACGTCCCTGTAACTGCTGCTAGATAAACCTGATTGACTTTCACAGAATAACTTGGCGTTCCTGCACTGCCTGAAACATCATTTGTTTTGGTTAAATCAACGACAATGGCGATATAACCGCTTGAATTAGCGGGTAAAGTCAATGTTTCGGGTTGTGTAATTTCAATTAACCTCCCTTGAATGATTGCTTGACCCGTCCCGATAGTAGCGACCAAACCATTAACCGTGATATTAAAGTTATTTCCTCTGGGTAGAATAACTGATTGCCCGTTCGTGATGGCGGTGTATAAACTTGCATCATTAGCCGGACTGACCGTGTTTCGGTCTGATTGGTACATTGTGATTGCCATAGTTCCTCCTTAATTATCTGTGCCAAATAAGTCAGCCTTACCAAATCGCAAATTACCAAAAGTGAGTGAAATCGTATCACTATCACTGTTTAGTGAATAAGCTGATAAAACTGACTTATACAGTGTTTGATTGTAATAAATGTTTGATTGAAGCCCTAATTTAACCTTTGATAACGGCATGAAATTGTTATCAATCGGCATCGAAAATTGAATGCTGTGGCTATAACTGTTCCCTGATAATTCAGTTTGAGCAATTGAGTCATTAGTTGGGTTATCAGTTGCTGTTTTATCGTACAAATAAACATGCACTTGCGTTGGTTGCACAACATTTGAATTTAACGATTTAACTACTGTTCCATCTGTTTGTAACCAATAGCGGGCAATGATTGAAGGTGCTTCCATGTTAGTAGAAGCTTTATCCACTATCCATAACTCATTGTTGTAACCACGCAATCCACGGCTATCGGAAACAGTCCAACCAGTAAAATCATATTTATTGTTCTTAAAATTCCATGTATCAGTCACTTGGTGAACGTCAATTTCTGGATAATAAAAGGGCAAACCATTTGATGTCCCCTTTGCAATATCTTTAACTGTCAACACCACATTGTGTAGCTTAAAACCTCTAATGAGATAATCAATAAAATTGCTAGTGTTGTTGCCATCAGAACTAGTGACTGCAAACGCTGTATTAGTTGAGTTAGTGATTGAACGTCCTAAAATATTGGTTGTAGATGTGGAGTTAATATAGCCCTTTAACAGATTTATAATGTGCGTTTCATAGCTTGTCCCTGACTTATTGCCAACCACGATTTCACCATTTAACACATTCCAAATATAGCAAGCCGTTAAGGTATTCTGATTGGTATCGTCAGCCATATCCACCGCTGTTAATTGTCCGTAATATAGGAGTGTTTTAGTATTGGCTATTTCGATTGCAATGTAATCACCTAATAAACTTGTACCGTTATCAGCTATGACAAAAGTAGACGTAGCGTTACTCAAATTATCCATCTGTAAGTCATAAGTTAACAATGGATAAGTACCTCTAGTCGTTAAATCAGTGCCCTTAAAGATAGTTGCTTGTAAAGATAAACTCATACTAACAACCTCTCTTCTTTGAACGTGATATTCACATCAGAATTGGCATCTAAATAGAACAATACGGTTGATTCACCCTCTGGAATTTGCACAAAGTTAGTCTTGGTATAGTCCTGTAATTGGGACACATCAACATAACTGCCATCAGGATTATATATCCTAGCGTACTGGTCTTCTGGATAAGAACTCACGACTAACTTTTGATTATCTGTTAGTGTCAACACAAAGCCATCAGTCGCTACCACATTTCCTTTTTGAACAACCGTCCAAGTTGGATTTACTGAACATGGTCCCTTGACTGTAATAATACTAGGTGAGCCACTTTGTAGCCCGAAATATTGTGACTTATTATTAAGTGACATGACTTTTTCATTTGATGGTCGACTACTTTCTTGATAGACATAATAAGGTTGATAGGTATAGCTATATATTTTTGCGTATTGTCCTAAATTAGGGTCAGGATCATAACTCTTGTATTCTGCTGTCTTGTTGTTATACCAGTTGTTGATGAATTCTAGAGTGAATGACTCATTAATTCTGTCGGTTGCAAATACTGTACTGCCACCTATTTCTGTTTTAGTAAGACTATTTAATCTACCATCACGATACCATGTGCCCGAATCCGTTGTATAAGTCAACGTCAACGGTTGATAAGCTAAGAACTGTGCAAAGTCGCTGAACGTCTGATAGGCTTGACTTTCAACATCACCAAACAAAATATAAATTTGAAATTGACCTTGCGCCACAGTTGATTTAGTTGCTTTAAAATATGTCTCATATTGACTGTATGTATTTGTAAATTGCACACCTAAACCGGTTGGCGTATTAGCAAA